CGTTGCGCGATGGAATGCTCTAAAACTTTGTGTTTTGGGCGGTCAGTTGTTGCGCTGTTTTCCCACGCATTTGTCTCTGTCTGTCGCGACAGTGTCGTATTTCGCCGTGGTGTGTGTGACTGCCTGTCACCCGGTATCACAGTTTTAGAGCATTCCATCGCGCAACGCATACGTTTTCGGCGTGTCGCGCATTTGCGTTTCTCGCGCCTGTGTGTTATATTATAAGTGTTGGTAGGGAATACGAAAGGATCGGAAATGAGTAGTGTGATAGTAGAAGATACTGATAAGCTTAATGACGCGCTTAAGCTGGCTGGTCGTATAGCTCATTCTTGGGACGCGCATGTTGACGTTATGTTTGAGCATGAGTATATGGCTATGGTTGTTACTCGCGATATTACTCGCTTGTGGATCAAGGTGCCATACATTGGATCAATTCTCACGGTGTACTATCCTGTCAGCGGCTACATGAACCGTTGCGACATTGGTCATGAGGATGATATGGGTGAGTTCTTTACGACTGTCGAATCGTCCGATAAGGAACAACTCTTTTGGGATATGGAACACTGGTTCAAGGATCGTCTCTGCTAGACATGGAAAAGCCCCGCGTTATGCGGGGCCACTCTCCTAGTGCTGTAGTTTGGCTACTTGCGCTTGTAGATCGGTAACGGTCTTTTGCAGATCGTTTAGCTTGTTGATTACGGCGTGCAATTCGTTGTACATGTTGCCGCCTTCTGGTTTGCCCTTGCCGTCCTTGTCATTCCAAGAATATTGCCAGACTTGCTGTGCAACACCGTTAATCTGCTTCTGCAACTCTCCGATCTTGTTGTAGGTGCTGGTGACATAATCCCAAAGTGTGGCGCTTTGCCCAAAGCGATAGGAATTTACGTATCGCGCGATTTGCTGTAAGTCTTGGTCATTCAGTGCCATGGTATCATCTCCTGTATATCGTAGATAGCAATTCCAAGGATAATTGTAATATGTTGAAATATTTGTTTCGTATCCGGTTTGATCCCCCGGCTGACCAAAGGCCGTATTATTTTCTGACTGTGACGCTTGGGCGAGTTGTCGTCCACCTATATATATCGCCACGTGGTCCGCGTCATTCAAAAGAATATCGCCACGTTGTGGATCGCCATTATTCGGTACCCTCTGCCAGCCGCGCGCGGTTAAGTTGGCTGATAGATTTCCTGTGTAGCTAGCGTCGCCTGTGTCAAACCCGGCTTCCCGCAAACAGTATATCACAAGGGATGAACAATCGCAATTTCCCGCTTGTGGATTGAAATTCCATCTATCGGCCTGTGAATAGCCCATGTTAGCGTCACGAACCCAATATACGGCACGCGCGATGAAAGTTTCAAGACTTGCCATTTTCATCACCTAGCGCTTCTGTCATTTGTGGCGCTGGCGGCAGATCGGGTGTCTGTGTGGTGGCGCTACGATTCGGTTTGCCAGAACGTTCAATCTTGGTGCTGTCTTTGGCCTTGGAATTTTCCGAGTCTAATAGACTGTTGAGATAATCTTGATTATTTTTGAACAGCTTAAGTAGCTTGCTGTCCTTTAGGTCAGGAAAAATTATCCCTACGTTTTCGATGATCGAATTGATTTCCATGAAGATAATGTAAATACAAATTACTTCAAACATCGGAATGTCGTAACCGAGATTTACAATATCCCGTGATTGCGCAAAGTCGATCAGCGCGCCAAGCGCCATGATGATACATAGTGTAGCCTTGTGCACCAGCCCCTTTCTCATTTTTGAGCTTGATAGCTGGCGGCTTGCCCAAGCGCCAAGATATCCGGTGATAATATCGGCGAGAATGAACGCAAAAGTCACCAATGCGATCTCACCGGTCATTTGCAGATTAGCCATGTCGTCTCCTCATGATAAACTAGAGCCAAACAAGTTCAAGAAAATTGCTTTGAGTTCTGCTGTCTCAAAGTTAAGTCTACCACACCGGTATGCCGTCTGCAACCGTTTCATAATATCGTCACGTTTGCCCAAGAAAGGTTTATCGGGTCTCACCTTTGACGGTACCGTTGTCTTGATTCGGCAGTGTTCGGGTGTATTGTCTGATAGAATGTAATATGCGTCAAATGTCGCTGGCTCAAGGTGAGACCATATTGAGAATCTGCCTTCATCGGTCTCAATGGTATAATTATAAGTATCTTTTGAAGTGTTGAGTGGCGCAATGAGTTCTTTGGTATCATCCTGAAACTTATTGTTTATTGCGTATTCGGCATAGTCCGGGTTGTTTTCGATCATGAACTTTCCGAATCGTGAGTGTGCAACTTTTGAAGAAAAGCCCTTGTAATCCGCTTTTTCGACAGCTATGTATCCCTTGGCATACATCTGTATGGCTTTGTGTTGCTGTTCCATGTGTATGCCGTAGGCTGAAAAATAAGGGTTGGCAAGTGAAGTCGCATTGCTGAGTGCAATGACGCGTGTCTTATCCTTGTAGCGATCCACGGTGTTGTAAAATTCTGCAAACATCCATACTTCGCCAGACAGATAGGCATTCGACTTTTTGTTGGGGAAAATTTCGTCAAAAATAATAAAACGAACGTCGGGAAATGCAACACTTTTAAGATTACCAGAAGTGCTAAGCGCGATGATGAACCCCATGGTCTTCCAATCATGTTTGCTGTCGTCGCGTTTTCTGCTGATCTGCAAGGCCATTCCCTCTACCTGGAATTCGTAGGCGGGGAACTGTTTTGCCATATCATCGAAAAATGTCGGCTTTATTCTCTTGATCTCTTCCTCGCTACGGCGCAAGTATATGAACTGATAGCCTTTATGCAAAAATTTGTTGATACAGAACTCAAGCGAGTCAAAAGTTTTTCCGAGTCCTCTAGCGCCCATGATAAAATTCCACATGGCATTATGGGATAGAATGTCATGCAGATCATAGTAATCTGTTTCAACAATCTTTGTCATTACAAATGTCTCCTGATCTGCCACTCGCTGGCCCACCCCATTTGTTGGCTGGCAGATTTCTTTTCCGGGCCGCGTCCCGGGCCACCGTGAGACCATACCGTATTTGTATCTTCCGTAAAGATTTCCTCATGATCGAAAGACGGATTATGTCCTGACCATGTGATAAGCAACACGTCGGCGGCCTTGGCTTGTTTGATTCCATCTGCTACAGAAGTATTTGTAGAAGAACAGACCAATGAGCCTTTTCCGGCTTCGTTCCCCGTCCATGTCCCTACAAGGTCTTTGCCTATGCCGAAATGAAAAGCCGACCATATCAGCCCCGAGCAGTCGGTGTATCCTGTCTGATCCGGGTTCAGTCGTCCGGCACCCTGACCATAGGCGAATTTCCCGGCCCTGTCCGCTATCCATTGTAGCACTTTTTTTGCGTCGTCGCTGGCGTTTCCCGATGAACTGCCGCCACCGGTGTTCCCGCCTGAGATTTCCTGACCGCCTGTGGACTGGGCGATCCATGTTTGCGCGGCATAAGGATACGCCACATAAGATTTGTTGTCAAATGTGACGATAAGATTATCGCCCTGAGAGCGAATCGATATTTTCTTGGGTTGGGTCGGGGTCACGCTGGGTGGATTGTTGCCCCCGGGAGTGCCCGACCCTCCCCCGATCTGCCCAAAGTTGGGTGGTGCCGACTGACCGTCCCAATTCTTCAACAAATTATAGGCAGTGTCGTATCTGTTGCGATACCGGCCCAAAATTCCGTCAGCCAGTATGCCAGTGTAGACCCTGTAAAGATCGGCCGTTCCCCCGACCGATCCAATGACCGCCAGTGCTTGGCGTGGGGACTGGTGGTAGGCGGTCATGAACATTATACGCGCCTGAATGTTCGATCCGGGCATTCCTACATTGTCACATACTTTTGAATAATTTTGATAATCCGAGTCCCATGTATTCTGCTGGCCCTGATGATTCTTGGCGTTGCCCGCCCATGCGCGCCAAGCGTTGGCTTCTATTGTTGTGACATATCTTGAATTAAAGTCAATATTGTTCGCTTCAACCTGAGCGGCAAGCGTTGGTGCTGATGTTTTAAAGACTTTGTAACCGTCTGGATCGGTGCCCGCGCATGTACGAATCAGTTGTGCCGCGCGTGTGCCGTACCATTGCATCATGCCAAGCGTGATCGGGTCGCCGGTGTTGACTGCCGCCCAATTGTGGTTGCTTTCCACCCGTCCGATCACGTACATGGCATACATGCTCTGGTTGCTCATGCGGCAACACCCTTGGAATAGCTCAAATAAATTTCAGTACCGTCAGCAAGATTATCGGTGCAAGCGATTGAGCAACGGTGAGCTTGCGACGCGTCATTGTCGTTTGTGTATAGCAATTTATTTATACTATTGGGGACGTATGTGTTGTTTGCCCACGATCCCGCGTTGCTTACGGAAACGAATGGCGAGTATGAATTCGCGGTACCGGTGATCTTCATTTGAATATTTACGGAATAGATACCGGCTGTCGCCCATGCCTCACCGTGAATGACGTTGCCGTGTCCGTTGGCACCGTACACTTCCCCCTTCCAAGAATTTCTATAGGAATGGGACGAATCAATGCAGTTGCTGATGATCCTCATAAGCTCGCGGTTGCCGTTGTCGTTCGGATGGATGGAATAGTCAGAAGACCACCGTTCATTTCCGGCCAGCCATTCCCAACCATACGGAATTTCAACAACACCACGAACACGACTAAGCGCCAGCTCAATGGCGTGCACTGTATTCATAATGTTTCCATGGTATCGATCGCCACCGTAGAAACCAAGCAAGCACGGAATTACAAATATTCTTGCATTCGGGAAATTGGTGATCGCATAGCGGTAGAGAGCCTGTGCCGCTGACGTTACGTCGTCAAGTTTTTGCAGTTTGTCGTTTGCGCCACCGACAATGACGATATGGGTGATCGCCGTCTTGTCCCCCGAAAAACTTTGAAGTTCAGACATGAACGTAGGCCCGTTTACGTAGCCCGCATTGTTCGCCGAAATATTGACAACATTGGACTCACGCTCGGCACCGATCATGTTCGCCCACGACTGGGTCAAGGCGCTGGCCCCTGTGCCGTAGCTGATGGAATCGCCGATAATAATCATATTTTCTTGAATGAGACCCTTGGGCCAGATCGCAAAACGCTTATCGGCTATGTCCTTGGGGTATGCTACGCCCTTGTCCTCTTTCTTCGCTTTGTTGTCATCTGCCTCGGCTTTGGCCTGTTTGGCGATCGTGCTTGCTTCATTTGAAACAGTGGTCGCGGTATCGGCTGAAGTCTTGGCATTGGTCGCGGTTGTGGCGGCCGCGTTTGCAGTGCTTAGCGCGTTGCTTGCGTCACTGCTTGCTTGAGATGAATTTGAAAGGGCTTTGTTCGCTGTGGTGGTTGCTGTGTCTGCCTTGGCTTGCGCCGACTTGGCTTCCGTGATAGCATTGCTAGAGGAGTCCGAGGCATTGAACAGCGTTTCATCGATTTTGGCCATATCCCCGGTGTAATCACCGAGAAAAGACACACGATCCGAACCGTTGTCACTGTATTGCGTCAGACCGTAATGCGTGGTATGATTCTGACTAGGCATTGCCTATCCTCTTTTCCAGATTCCTCACCCTGACTTCAAGATCATGTAGCTTCATGTCGATCTTCTTCATGTCGGTGTTATAGTCATCCAACAGTGCTATTCTATCATCCGGTCGGTATTGCGTCAAACCGAAATTCGGTGTATGATTGCGGCTAGGCATTGCTTGCACTCCTAGGCTTGTATCTTACGATATTGTCTTCGCCGATATACAGTCTGTCATAATCGGCGGCAGTGATCCCAAGCTCGCTATCCTCGGGCACCGTAGGTGCCGATTGTGTGAAAGCGTCGTCTATGTTCTGAAAAGCGGGGTTTATATCCGTCAGAAAAGACGGCTTGTCCTGTGGCGAAAATTGGGGTAAATTCAAGTTCTTTGTCTTGGAACTGCTTGACATGTCTTACTTCCTTAGTTTCCGTTGCTGAATGCGTTGGCCGATGGATTACGCCGTAGGAATATTTTTGCGAGTTGCTGTTCGGTGGGCGTGGTAGGCTGTTGTGGATTGAGCCAAAGAATGTCGTCGGCGGTAATGTCGCCTTTGACTGCATTGACCAAATGCACGCTATGCATGTCGAACATCCTTGGCTCAACTTTCAGCGCGTCAAATGTAGCTGGCGTAAGGTTGAGCGAGTCAAAGTCCGAGACGAAAAGCCCATGCACGCGATCAGCGTCATAGATATCATCCAAAGCCTGTTGCAACGGGACTTGCCGCCCGTAGGCAGACGACCACACCATGATATTGTCGTCGGCGCTGGCCGCGTGAACAAGATTTATCAGTTCATCACGTAGATTCGCAAAGTCGGTTTTGTATTGGTCTTGGAATTTCTGCCATGCGGTCTCGGTGTCGATCCCCCATTTGGTCACCTGTTCAAGATAACGCTCCCATTCTTTTTGAATGACTTTCAGACCATGGCGTAGTTTTTCAAGAATTTCCAGAAGACTCATGCCGTCGCGCATGGTGAACGGCTGAGAAGTGGACACGCGCGGGAAAGGCGGCCACGGATACGCTCCCTGACCTGTGCCGGTGTCCGGCATACCTGTAAGATCATCTACCATAGCAATATCCTATCATATCCGCGTGGTGCCATTGAGTCCATGGTATCACTGATCCCCATGAAAAGCGAGCCAAGATCAGTAATCACCATCATGTCGATATTGAGCAGACTGGCACGGTACCTTTGGATCAGATCGCTGGTGGGCAGACCGCTGTATCCCGACGTTTGCGTACTGCCTTTGCCTTTTGACTGTGAGGATGAAAAGTCGGTCGTACTGGTGTTGGTTCCGCTGGCGTTGGTTTCGGCAGAAGTATTTGAATGATTCTTTGCGTCCACATCCGTCACGTTGCCCGCATAGTCACCGTTGCCCGAGAGCTGGGAATCGGGAGCTATGCTGTCCACCTGGCGTTGCTGGTTATGCGCGTCCGTGGTCGTGTCGGTCTTGGATTGCGTCTTGTCTTCGCTTGAAGATTTTGAACTTGCCTGAGAGTCGCTGTCGTTGCTTGTCACGGATTGTATGCTCATGGTGCTGAGAGGATCGAATTTCATCCTGTCAGACTCATACAATTTATTATAGTATGGCATGATCTCGTTCATCGTACGGCGCAAGACAAAGAAGAATTGCTCGGGCGTTTCCATGCCGATTTCACGCAACGCGTAATGTGCCACGATCTTGTGATTCAGTGGGGAACGGTAGTTTTCATCAAAGATAGGATACTTGTCAAGCCCTAGCTTTTCATCCGTATCATACCCCAAAGACACAAGACCGCCGAGCTTGATTGTGAAGTCGCTCCCATAGTCCTGTATCTTGCAGTCACTGTAGTCAGTCGCCATCATTACCGCCTATCGTGCCATCCGTCGTGTTGTCAGACCAATCCACACCCACCAGTATACCATCGGCCCCGAACATGTTGTTGATCTGATCGCAAGCCTGTTGTCGTGTTTTTAGGAAAGCCAGACGGAAAACGTCGGTCTTTTCCGCGCCAGCTTCAACTTCATCTGAAATTAATCGTTCTTTCTTCTCGGTGTTTGAGTTTGATATTCCTAGGAAAGATATTGCCTCGTTCCATACCTGTGCCTTGGCATTCAGTAGTTTATCGGCGATATACTCGCCACTGTTTGGAATATTTTGAACGATCTGATCCATGTTCGCCATGTTGTCATAGGTGACGACTATAGGCGCGCCATCCTCTTTCTGTTTCAAAAGGTTTTCAATGGTGAGCTTTTGCGTCTCGCTTGTTACGATGATTTGCGGCCAAACGGAATTGTCTAAATTAACGTCAAATGCACGATCTATGTTAGCCAAGCGGGTAGCATACATGTACATTACGTCATGCATGGGGGTACGCAAGACGTTATCCCAAATGGGCACGCATTCATCCGGCTGTAATTTGCGGTACGTGTAATTGATACCATATGGTTCAAACGATGTTGGATTAAGGTACGTGTTCTGAAAACCTTGGTATGCGCATTCCGTGACCATGTATCTCAAGCGTATTTTGTCAAAGAAAAATATCAATGGCATGCCGCCGTTCTCAAACAGCCGCAACTCAATGAACCGTTCATCGATTCCCGGGGGCAGACCTTGCCATGTGAAACGGCTTACCGCCAGTTGTTTCAAAAGATGATAGTATATGCCGATGTTGACGACACGCCGGTTCTGTGACGGGTTGTTGCCAAGGCTCGCGCTTTTCGGGATAAGCGCTTCGTAGTTGTCTTTTTGAATTTCCCGCTTCGCATTTCGTCTGCTCATATCAGTACTCTATTCCCTCTAGCGGTTGTTGGTCAGCAAAGTCCATGTTTCCAATGTCGTCGGGATTGCGATAAACAGTCACGCCTTTTTCAAAAATTCCGCGAATGGTCATGCGATATGGTTCAGGGCATGTGGCAGACGAAAGAAATGTCTCGCTCATTTTCCAATAGGTTGCCCGCGTCATGACCTGTAGATCCTTGGGTGGCGTGGCGAAACGTTGCACCGAGTAGCCGTATCTCAAAAAATACTCACCGATGTTTGCCATGGACGATTGCGGGAGCGTCTTGAACTTTATCAGAAGAACGCTGTTGTTTGTGGCAAAGTTGAAATTGTCCCCGCCGATCTGGCCGGAAACGCTGGGTTCCATCAACTTTGCGTCCTGTAGCTTTGCATTGATCCCGGCTATCTGGTTTCGATAGTCCCCGCGCATGGCCTGATTTGCGTATGCGACGTTCAAATTATTTGCCTCGGTGGCCTGTCTATTGGCCAAGTTGGTGTTTTGCTGATTGAACTGCATATTTTGACTATTATTGATGGAATTGAAGGCGATAGATTCGGTCGTGTTTACGGCCGTGCCGATGGCTCCCCCTATGTTCCCGCCAAGCAACTGACCGATCCCATTAGTTGCGCCCGATACGCCTGTTTCAATATTTCTTATGAGCGTACGCTCACCAGCCTGTGCATTCTGCTGATCGGTGTTCTGTTGTCTGAAACGGTTTCCTTGTGCCGTGGTTGCCTCGGATTGCTGAATGCCCATCTGTGCTTTCTGCTGAGACCAACTCGCTGATTGATACGACCACGCGATTGAACGGCGGTTTGAAGTCATGTACGCAATCGACTGATTGTTGACTATATTTGTAGTAGGCAGATTATCCAACACCAGCGCCATATCAAGATATTCGTCAGGCCGAAATGAAGCGTCCCAAGCCATATTTTCCCCCGGGTCTCTCGCTGTATTGACGTATCGCGGGAAAAACACCATTCTTGGCGACGGCTGGGCCAGGAACATGATTCGTCTGAAAGTCAAATCATTTGAATTCACTGTTTCCGGTCGAATGATAAGCACTTGACCATTCTGTATAGTACATTCTATTTCAGAATATGGAAACATGGTCAGCTTATCGCGCAACATTTTATAGCGGTCTGGAATTCTGAACTTGTCACGGAAATTCGCGACTTTCAAAAAGTCTCTTTCAAGACCTTCCTGAGTTCTGAAACCTATGGTACGGGCGATAAGTCCGCTTGGCAAATTGTTTTGTGTAATCCAATTTCCGTTATTGTTGAATTCGGGAACATACGGTACGAATGTTATATTCACGATCCCTTGCGATACCAGAGGATACTTGGATATATAGTGCATGAATTCCGACAGTCTTGTTCCATCCGGTATCACATATACCGACGTTCCTGTAGGGAACGTTTCAAACTTACTCCCACTAGCTGTTTGCAAGTCATTGGCATTGCTCGCGTCGGGCCATTTTGAATCCAGCTCAACAGTTGAAGTTATTATAGCGGAAAACGAAAAATCATTGACTCCCACCGGTATTTCGGTTCCCATTATTCCCTTGACTTCAACTGAGTCTATATTGTATTGCGCACCAACGTCCAAACCTTCGGGTATTTCAAGTTTCTCACGCTTGTCTGCCAGCGTTTTCTTCTCGGCGGCAATGGCGATATGCCCGTGATCCACATAGCACCGGCCAAACTTTATGTCAAATTCAAAACTTGTCCAAACGTCAAGCATGAGATACAACGCGACGACCCCGCCAGCGGCCCACTTTACGTCCTGAACGAAATAATACCAAGTACGCTCATTGCCGGGTCTACCGTACGATACGCAAACATAATTGTATTTGCACGCCACGTCGAAAGGCATTGCGAGCTTGATCGGTTCACCGAAACGTACCATGGTCTGGCGCGTCAGGACTATGGTTTCGCTTTTGTCCTCTAGAGATTCAAAATATTTGTCACGCGCGGCTTCATCCTCAAAACGTACTATGTCCCTGTATGTGCTGTCCCATGGAACGTTGCAAAGCATGACTCGGGACTTGGGTTGCCACATGGTATAGTCGTGTGTGTTTTCGTATTCGTCTATGTCCATGGGGCGAGAGCCATCGGGTAGAGTGTTCGCCATATCATGTCTCCTATGCAAAAGGGCCATAGCCTAAGCTATGACCCATTATAGCACCGTCATAGACGGAACGCAAACGTAATGCTCATTCGGTTGGTGCTTGCGTTCCGCTGGCGGCAGTGACCTTATAGGTCACGTCCTTTGGCGGTATCCCCATCAGCCGCGTGGTCACCACAACATCATCAGTTCCTGTAGCCGTGAGAATTCTCCCGTTGTCGATCGTCGCTTCTCCCGACTTGACCGCCATCAAGACCATGTTGGACACATCGATCTTGCGGCCATCGGTCAGATAGCCCGAGAAATTCAGCTTGGTGGGCTGGTTCTGTACTACTTCGGTGTCATCGGCATTGTAGCTTACGATCAGTTGCGGATTGAAACCAAGCACGCCGTCACCGACCACCGGCACGTTCAGATCGGCGCTGGTTTCCATCGGCACTTCGGGGTGCTCGGGATCGATATAGGTGGCCGTGGCATGGACGGGGATCGTCATGTTCGGTTCATCGATACCCACATGTAGCATACCAAACTTGTCAACAGAAGTCCACTGGCTACGTTCCTTCTGCGTGTCGCCGATCTCATATACAATGCCAGAAGTCTTATAGGCGTTGGGGTTGGAATCAGCGGAATTTGTGAGAGTGGAAACAAGTTGAACAATTCCACCACGCAAAACATCGGTCGGTGTTGAAGTCTGGCCGGTGTACCGTGCAATGTGAATCTCAAAGTCGGGCTTGGACGCGACGACCTTCTTGGGATCAATAATGTCGATCTTTGAACCGGGGCCTGTCCAGAAAAGCGCGGCCGGAGCGAAAGGCGACACCGAAAGCGTGGCCCAATGATGAAGATAGAAATTCTCTCCCATTGAGACGGCATTCCGCTGGTTAGTGACTTCTCTAAGATTATCCAACCTAAACATAAAGTCTTTGGTTGTGAGAATCGCCTGAAAGCCCTTGATATGAATATCTTCGGGCAGAACCGAAATGATCCGGTACGGAATCTCGGCACGATCAATTTGGAAAAATTCCGCATAAGCCATTACGTCCAGACCGGCCAGCGTATCGGGGGACGCAATCAGCATAAGATCATCACGCTTGGCGACGGTCGGCCAGTGCCGGGCATTGTAGCGGGTCTGCGGCCGGATCATCATTTTGTTGCCCATGGAACGAATCTCACGCAACAGCGTCTGAGCCTGTTCTTTGGTTGAACCGGCCGCCGAAACGTCCGGCACCTGAACGCGCCAATAGCCGCCCAAACGCGCGTACTCGGCAAACAAGTTGTTGGTCGCCAAATTCGTGTCAAGTTCATCCGAGTTCTTGGCCGCTCCCATGATCGCGGAAACCAGACGGCCGATCCCGTTTTCTTCAAGAAAAGCCGCATTGAGCTGGGCGCGATTGATCGTCACCGGGTACCAATGCTCATAGTCGCGTTGGTGGTACACGGTATCCACCGGCACCTTGAACGTTCCAAAATTATCTTGAGCAAGATACTCGTTGTTCGGATCGTATACATGCGCCTTGATAAGGCCCACGGCTATCTCTTGGAAAGTGTTGCCGTACTTAAGGGCGGCACGGTTGAATTCTTTCCAGGGGTCTTCCCATTCAACAGTGTTGAGCCATGTCCCACCAATACGGTTCATCAGCGAGGAATAGAACGAATTCCAGAAATTCGCGTTGCCTTGCAAATGTTCAAGGGTATTGCGAACACCGGCCTGTGTGGCCGCCGGAATGCGTGCCTGGTATGCGGGGGTCTGCTCCTCGCGGATCGCGTCAATGATCTGGGCATTCGACATTTCGGTGATGGGCCGAACGATATCGTCGTTGGGGTTGTTGGAACCCTTGCCGCTGATTGCGCCACTTGCCATTTTACTGTCCTCTCCTACTTTTCAAGCCCGAAAAGCTGTTCTATGGTCTTTATCTTACCACTGTCGTCGTCTTGGCTCGGCGCGCCGTTGCCTGAGTCGTTGTCGTCGTCCTGTCCGGTCTCGGCCTTGCCGTCAGCGTCCATGATACTGGCGACAGACTTGCGCAATTCTTCGATCACGCCCGCCTGTTGATTGACAATGTCGGAAAGATTCTTGACCTGATTCCTGAGATCGGCTTCCTGATCGTTGCTTTCGGGGCTGTCGTCGTCCTCTTTCTGGCCGTCGTTGTCGTTGTTTTCTCTTTCAGCGGAAACCTTGTCGTCGCCTAGATCATCCTGTGGTGTATCCGGCTTGCCTTCCGGCGTGCCGGTGTCCTTGTCGTCGTCTTCTGTTTCGTCTGCCATGGCCTGTGTCCTATCGATTAGGTGCCGCGCGCGCCTTTCAGCACGCGCGACGGTTTCGTGAGCGTTGCAACAGCGGATACGTGTCGTGGCACCACACCATAGCTTTCGGTGGGCGTAACTTAATACGGGTTTCCGGCACCTACTGACCTAGCACGGCCACTGTCTCGCTCACTACATACTATAGCACAAATTCCTGATCGGCGCTATTCTTCTGACGTGATCCGGGCCTGAAATCATCATAGTCTATCACATGATCCATGGGGGTTCCCGCCAAGTTGTTGATCGTCGTCCCGTCGTTCAGGCGCATAGCATACCGGCGTATTCCAAGTATTCTCATATCGCGGAACCGATGTTCCGTTTTCCATGCGCCCAATTTTCTGTCGCTTATCTCTATTCCTTTCGGCGTGTCTTCTGTGTCAAGGATAATGCTGTCCGTATCCGCATATATCAAATGGTCTTTGTTCTCATGCATTGCCGACAGAAGTTTTCTGCGGGCAAAGGACGTTGCCCACATGGCGACCGGTGGGTAGGATACCGTCTTGCCGTCGTCCTCGGTCACCACACCCCATGTCGCCGGGCCGTCGTCCACCCATCTCGGCATAAGTTTTCTTGGCTCACCGAAACTGCCGAATTTGCCGATAAAACTATTCAACATAATTTTGTCAAGCGCGCGATTCCCCTCACGATCACGCGACTTTCTCCCGTACCATTCATCCACATACAGCGAAAACATGCCTTTTCTGACCGAAAATTTATATCCCTCTATTTCCTCTACGATCCTCACTTCATAATATTTTTTAAGCGTATCCATGTCTATGTCGGTGATCCATCGCGTAATGTAACCCCCCGTGTCTTCTGACATTTCCTCCCTATCACCAAAAAGCATGCCAGCATACGGTATGCAATCATCCTTGACGTGGGCACGAAAGGTTAGACGGTCAAGATGATACGGCATTTCACCATCATCCTCATAAGCGCCATCATAATGTTCAGGCAGACCGTGGGGCATGGCATTAGCCCTTGCCGAATATGGATACATGCTGTTGCAATCATAGGACACGCCGTCATGCCACTCACCCGGTCTTGCGTAGACTATGCCGCCATGATACGCCTGTCTCATGTCAGTAGTCCAAATATCCGACTTGGGGAAACGTTTGAAATATTCACCGTATCCGTACGTTTCCCTGTATTCGGCCATGGCGGCACTGCCGGCAGTGGGGGACTTTATGCCAAGTTCCAGTAGTTTATCGGCGATCCGCGTATACATGTCCAAATTGTTCTTGCCGCCAAAGGTTTCAAAAAGTTCAGTTTGCGTGGAATGTGGGAGAATGTTTTCGACATTATACACCCTGAGCGTCACCTTGCCTGTCGGCCTGACCGAGATTCTGTATACATGACCGTTCACCCCGCGTGTCACGTCAAAGGTCTTCATGCCGCTGTTTGCAAGGCCATATCCGGCAAAGTGCAGATCGTTTACAATCTTGACCGCCGTTTTCGTGCTGTCCACCCACATGAGCATGTTCTTGTTCAAAGACAATAGAGAGCATACGTTTATGTCGTATGGCATGGTCTTGCCATCACACGACATTTCCGAACCGCCTACGTATACTATCACAATATCTATCTTACTCTAATGTAGCCTGACTGATGTTTTTCGCGTTACGCAAAAATGCCATAATATCGCTCCTCTCGCGTTTTACCTGATCCTGACGATCGTGATCCCATGGTTCGTAAGCATGTGTTTCTTCATTATAAACCGAATAAAATTCAATTCTATTAAGCAAAGATGTTTGGTTTACCAGACTGTAGCGTTCCGACCGGCTGAGCTTTCGCCAGCTTTCAAGCGCCGACTGTCCAAACCCGGCTTTCAGACGCTTTTCAACATATGCGTTATCCCGTGCATTGATCCGGCCCACGCCTTTGTCAATCAGATTCTCGGCTGACTTGAGATCGCGGCTTCTGGCGCGTATCTCCCTACGCAATTCATCATCCGTGAGCTTGGAAACTATTTGCGGGTTCTTCAAAACATTCCTGTACCGGTCAAGCCGATCTATGTCAGATGTTGAGCGTTTCCCCGCGTCGCGAGTCCTTGACTGCTTGCCGCCTGTACCATTCAGCGCGTCAGCACGTTCCTCTTTCGCATTTCTACCGGCCACGACCTGAGCGTTGTATTGTTTCCATTCTTCAAGTTTATTCCTTGCGGCCGTGATCTTGCGCTTCTGCTGTCTGAGCAGTTTCGCCTTTTTGGGTGGGGCGGCCGCGATCTGCTGATCGGTCGGAATTTTGCGTGCCGCAAATTCACGCTCCCGCTTGCTCACGCTGACCGGGGGAGTGTGATAGTACGGCTTTGATCTCAAATATTTTTCAACAGAATTTTTTGCGTCATAGACTTCATTGCCTACGTTTTGCGCAAGACGTTCCAATTGCGGTCTGCTGAGCTTGTTCAAAGTGCCCACACTGATCTTAGTGGGATTGATAGTATCAATTCGTTTTGAAACACCACGCGCGACTTGCGCGCTTCTGACCTGTGCATTCCTTTTTCTTTGCGCGGCTTTGCGCTGGCTTTTGCTTATCTTTCTTTTTCTTGCCATGCCAGACCTTTCCCGCCTAATAGACAAATAGCGTCACGCCCACTATATGACGTGACGCTATCCGTGTGATAGTAGCCGGTCGGGCGTTCGGTGTTCCCTTAGCGGCACTACCTATTATAGCACTACCCTTTGGTTAGGGCAAGCCCGATACTACTTTTTCTTGGCCTGTGGCGCGGGAGCCTGTTCCATCTCACCAAAAGCCGTGACCAGCTTGTAGTACCTGTTCTTGTTGTTGCCCCGACGTTCCTCTACCGACACTTCAAGCGGTTCATCCCACGTATCCGGCGATCCGAAAATAGCGGTCAGCGTTCTCAGGTCGCTCACGATCGTATCGGAAACAGTGCTGAAACGTCGCCCATCAGCGGCCACAAGGATCGTACGGGTTGCCGGTGTGATCTCACCAGTCTGCTGACTGGTGACTTCCACCCCTTGAAAAATAATGTCCTTGAGTTCAAAAGGCTCTTCCAGATGATCCGCGATCGACTCGCTGTCTGCCAGCGCCTGATAGACGGCCACCTTGCCTTTCATGGTGGACATGTCGATCGTGGTCGCCACCCCGCCACGGCCAAGATCAGACGGTTGGACGGGCGCAATGTCGTTGTTGTTGTTGTTCTTGACGATTTCGTTGCTCATGATACTATCACCTTTCGATTATTGTTACTTGTTGTTGGTCTTGAGATCGTCGGTCGGCTTCTGATCGTCCTTGTAGGTAACGATCCGGTCGTCGCCGAACGTAGCGTGCTTGAAGTACTCGGTATCCGACATGGTGGCAAGCTGACGATGGAATTCAACCGAGACCGGCATGAAACCTTTCCACTCGCGTGCCGCGCGATCCTTGACCCTGTCCACATCCTTGTAGCCACCCTCTACGATATGCTCAACAGTTTTCGGGGTATTGTCCTCACCAAGCTCATACCCCGAGACCTTGGCATACTGCCGCAAGCGCTTAATCATCACTATCACCTTTCCTTAATTCGACACCGAACTTTTCAATGTCGTCTTTAGTATAACATCTCCCCACCAGATTGTCAAGCATTTTGGAACAATCGATGGAAATTTGTCGGGCAATGTCAAGGGACACCCCTTGCAGACCCTTGCACCCGTCCTGTATCATATCGTAGCTGTCACAGCCACAAGCCGAGCAGACCGCGTAATAGCCAATGAACCACTGTACCCGTAGATTACCGAAAATGTCGGTCATTTGCACCGGGTAATCAAAGATATTGGCCCAATATGTACTGTCGGGGAGCGAGAGGCACAGTTCCGACGCGCCACAGATCGAATGCCTAAGATATTGATCGGTGCTTTTGTTGTCGGAATATATCCTCAGAAGATTCTTCACAGAATCAGCGAAAAGAATATCATTCCCTTGAAAACCCTTGTTCCAAGCCGCAAAGTTCATTTCCTTACGGTGGCGACGGAACGCCCGAGTGACCCGCGCATTATTCCATGGATCGTCAGAGTAGAGATCGGCCTTGCGAAACCTTGCCTGTTCCCTCGGGGGGAGACCGGCAAGGCGCTTGTCCATCTTCAATTGTGTCATTATTCATTCACCGGATGGATGAAATTCGTAGCCATGAGGGTTTTGAGCTTGTTAATCAAATACTCGTAGTTGCCAATTCCGAATGTGCAATCAGACTTCTTAATGTCATACAGCACATTATAATTGCACGCATCGGCACTTAGGTTATAATTAACATCCAACACAAGGCCACTAGGATGAACAATGAACAAAACCGCCCACTTACCCTTTTGCGAAAGACGATAATGACTAGGCCCATCATCGGTTGTTGTAACCGATAGCTGACAACCATAGGCTAGCACAAAGTCCATCATGACCTTGTTGAATTCGTCAAGCCTGACATTGGTCTTGTTGTCGTATTTCATTTCCGATCCTTTCAGACTATCACTGCCGGTTTCCTTGCCGACACCTTTAGTATAGCACACTATTTGCATTATGCAAAGTGAAAACGAATGTACTTCTCAAGAATACGCTTGTTCTCGGTAATCATGACCGTTCCATGGTTCATTACGGCCTTGACATAGAGAATATCCACATCCTTGACACTCATATTCTTGGAACCAGTGAAATACACAAAGTAGGGGGTACCTATGATCCTTGCAAAGAACACAGCTTCATACTGTTCCTTATTCCAAACCTTGCCCGTCACGCATTTGTTGGATTGAAGAACGGTCTGCTCAACACCGGGGCCGGGCACAACATCAAACAACACGCTCACAACATCGGCATAAGCCTGTGCCTCAGCTTGTTTATCCTCGGGTTCGCCAAAAGTAGTAACCAAAACGTCCATGATCCGATCCTTTTCTTGTTTCCTATCAACAACAATTACAGTATAACACACAAACTCTTATTCGTCAATTCGTTTCAGTCTTTTACTGGAAAATGCAGACGGCAGAATTGCTCTAGAAACACCTTATCCCGAGTCTTGCAGATCATGCCGTCGTTCATTATATCAGATACGAACTTTGGCGTAACATCGGTAATCAATACTTCTCTAGTGGTTGTGAAGAACGTATATTCCTTGTCATTCAGCTTAGCGTATATGAAGACATTGAAATCGTCCTTATCATCAGGGTTCCAGAACTTGGCGACATAATGGTTTTGTGTCTCAGCAGTAGCCCACTCACACTTGCTTTTACTGATAACATTCGCTACAATGTCAAATATGTTATTGGACATAGTGGGCTTCTTGCGATACTTCAGTAAAGTCGTGTCATTATCGTCACGGTACTTACGTAGCATTTCCGATCCTTTCATACTATCAGAACGACGGTTCAAGCGAATAGGAATACTCACTAAAGAACCTAATGAAATCATCGTACATTCTTCTAAGATCAACATAGTTGATCTCATGGAAACCATCCTTGGTTCCCTCAGCATACTCATTCCCATTCTTAGGATAGAACACGCTAGTCATTCTACCGCTAAAGTAGACATTAATCCACAAACTTGCGTCACCACAAGACAGAGTAATCTCAAGGTACGTTTCATTGAATTCAATATCTGCCCGACCGCTATACTTGTCTGCAATCAGGTTTACATACCTAAGAACTTCATTCTGAAACTCGTAGTTCACTTTAGCAATCATTTCCGATCCTTTCGTATTCCCTACCAACACTTATAATATAACACACAGGCGCGAGAAACGCAAATGCGCGACACGCCGAAAACGTATGCGTTGCGCGATGGAATGCTCTAAAACTGTGATACCGGGTGACAGGCAGTCACACACACCACGGCGAAATACGACACTGTCGCGACAGACAGAGACAAATGCGTGGGAAAACAGCGCAACAACTGACCGCCCAAAACACAAAGTTTTAGAGCATTCCATCGCGCAACG